TACATACATTTATAAATATTATAAATGCTAATTCACTTCGATTAGACAAAGACTTTGTGAATCAATCAAATAAAATGTATGGTATATTATTACTGGAACAAAAAAAATATAATGACGCAATACCATATACAAAATACTTAAATCCTATTGTATCTGAAAACCATAATATTAATCCAGATACGATGAATTATTTCAAACATGATGATAAATATAAAACGCTATTAATATATTTTAGTGGAGGGTTAGGAGATATAATAATGTATTCAAGATTTATAAAAAGAGTTTGTGAAATAGAGCAAAAAAAAAATAATGGAAATAAAATTATTTTTTTAATAAGTGACAATTTATTTTGGATATATAGTTATCTTTATAAATATGTATATTTACATGTAAATAATATTCAAGTTATATCATTTCAATTCAAAAATAATTTACCTTTTTTTGATTATCATATAAATATTACTATGTTACCGCATTATTTATCTCTAGATTATTCAGATATTTATGTAGATCATTATTTGACTTCTTTACCACCTACAACAATTGATGTTACTAAATTCTTAAGAAAAGATAAAAAAAATATGATTATCAATTGGTCAGGTAATAAAAATAACACGCACGAAAAACATAATAGAAGTATTCCTTTAGATAAACTTATTACTTTATTTAAACAAACAAACTCATTTATTAATTGGATTTGCTTACAGGGAAATATTTTGGAAAATGAAATAAAGTTACTTAAAAAACACAATGTTCACTGCATATGGGAGAAAATAGATAAGAATGGTAACTCTTTTGAGGATACGATTAGCCTTATGAGAGACATAGATTTAGTTATTTCAACTGATACGTCAATTGTGCATGTTGCGGGAACAGCAAATATACCTTGTTGGTGCTTGCTAACAAAGGGCTGCGACTGGAGGTGGACAAAAAATGATGAAACTACAAAATGGTATCCGAATATTAAATTGATAAGACAAACGGAAGTTTTAGAATGGGGGAATGTTGTAGATATGATTGTCAAAAAATTAAAAATAGATTTTAACACATAATCAAATAATATAATATATATATTATATATTTCAAAATATAAAATTTAATATATATATTTCAATACAAAAATATAAAATTTAATATATATATTTCAATACAAAAATATAAAATTTAATATATATATATTTTTGTATATCTTGTATATGAACAAAAAACCTATTCAAGCGATCGCCGTTTTTAACGATAAAAAAATCAAAGGTATTGTCAAGTTTACTGAAAATTTCCAAAATAATGATATCATTATAGATGTCCACATTACAGGCTTAAATAAAAATTCAAAGCACGGATTTCATGTTCATGAATCAGGAGATTTAAGCGATAATTGTAAAAGTATGTGTGCACATTTCAATCCGTATGGGAAAACTCATGGCTGTCCGGGTATGAAAGAGAGACATGTCGGTGATTTGGGAAATTTGCACACAGATTCGCATGGTGTCGCGCACTATAGAATTCGGGATAACGTTATCAAGCTAAGAGGAAATAAAGCAAATATTATCGGAAGGGGGCTCATCATTCACGCAGACGAAGATGATTGCGGGCAAGGTGGGTTTGATGATAGTTTGAAAACAGGGCACGCAGGGGAGAGAATTGCGTGCGCGGTTATTGGTTATTCAAAAGAGAATTTTGGTTGCTAAATGCGTGCGTACTAAAGATGTGGTTAGTGTTTCCAGGTTTTTCTTCCATATTTACAATGTTGCCTTTGAGAGAAACCCTTGGGATTACGGCAATTTATGCTTTTTTTATATTTCATTGACCACTTGCCACCACGTTTCATGGTTTTTGATTTTCTGTATCGGTTGACTGTGCGCAAGCGGCCACCTTTTTGGCCTGCCATTTTCATTTTAAACCATTCGTCAAATGATTCGAGACTGCGCAATTTACTTTTATCAAGTTTCTCGCAATTTTCGTATTCTTCAATTTTTCCTTTATGGATGTGGCGCATCGTAGGAAATCCACCAGGTGATTCGCCTATTATTTTTCCGAGGTCGCCAAAGGATCCTTGCTCTATGTCAATAACAACCGCGCCTTTATTATTCGCATGTTTATCTTCGAAATCAAACCATTTAGGTTTTGTTTCATTGCAAGGTCCGCACCCATCCATATAAATTAAAAGAAATACGTTTTTGCCATCGGAAATTGCCTTTTTCAGTATTTCTACTCTTTCTTTTTCTGATTTTTTATGGTGTACCATATTTTTCGTATTTATAAATACTCGTTAGAAAATAATAAAAATATATTTTTTTAATCCTTGTTTAATATATATTCATGTCATCACTTATGTTATTGATCATTATAGTATTTTTAGCAGGTATTTATTTTTGCTGCAAATCAAGCGAAGGATTTACTAGCGCAATAAATTTGAACAGGTGCCCGAATATTTTGATACAAAAAGATTCAAAATTTTACTTGTATAATTCTAAACTAGCCAAAGTTCCAGGGGTGAATCCGGTCGAATTTAATAATTTAGAAGAGTACACTGAATTCTTGGATTGGCAAAGAAGCCAAGGTATAAGATGCCCTGTTTTATATTTGCAGCAAACTTATGATGCCCAAGGCAATCCTGTTTATAAAGTTCGCCCTAGCCCAAATGATTTACAGGGAGGCTTACCACCAAACGCGCCCTATTTGAAACCGCCAAACCCTACGTTGCTTGTAGATGCAACCCAAACTGATCGCCCGTACAACATAAACTCTTACCCAGCTTTCGATAATACGTCGTATTATGTCGGTGCAACTACACCACTGGATACGATGAATGCCCAACAACAATCACAGGGAATTAGTCCAAATGCTATGGATGCTAATTGGGGTGGAGCTGAATATACTCAATCACTAGTTGATCAAGGATATTATGCTGGTAATGAAGTTTCTATTGCTGTTTAGTTGTTTATTTTTGGTTGTTGGTTTTTTGTTGTTTTTGGTTGTTGGTTTTTTGTTGTTTGTTGGTTTTTGGTTGTTGGTTGTTTTTGGTTGTTGGTTATTAGATATTTTTATATTAAAAATATTTAATTTACTTTTCTTTATTCGAGTTGCTTTGCTTTATTTAATTTGGGCAGTTGGCAATAAGGTAATTGTAGTTGATACCATTTTTTTTGTTCCAGTTGTAAACGCGGTTGTTTTGTAATCCGGCAGATAACAAATTGTAAGCAACTAACGATTTCCTGCAGCCAGAACCATTAAGAATTTGCGTCATCACACCATAAGGAAAAGCTACGGGTCCGGAAGGAGCTTGATTGTTGTTGCGAATGCGAATAGTAGCGCTGAAGGCGGGCATTTTATATTATAAAATATTATAATATTAAACTCAAAAAAATAAAAATAAAAATAAAAATACAAACAAAATACAAAATATTTTCTTAAATTGATTTCTTTATTTGTTTATTTCTTGATTTATAAATCGCTAAATTATTGGCTATCAACAAATTTCATAACACCATTCAGACTAGCTTTGGCACTATTTAATGTATTTAAGGCTTCTACATTTTTTATGTCTTTAATAGGATCATTTGTAAGATTTAATGTTACTTTTAGCATGGCAAAATTTATCAAATCTTCTAAATTTATAATTGCGTTTTCATAGTCTTTGCGATATTTACTTATCAATAAGCTGTCTTGCATTTTTATAACTTGAGCTTTTATGTTTGTAGCATACGTTGAAGCATTACCTGCTTCACCATTCGGTATATTAGGCAATGGTACGACAGATTGTTGATTTTCTAAACCTTCGAATATTTTTCCTTTAAATTGATAAAATACCAAATAAAATAATATTACAATTATTGCAATTACAATTAATGTTTTAAAAAGAGATTCGGACATATATATTATAGTTTCAATAAAAATTTTGCGATATTTGCGATACTTGTTTTATTCAATTTTCGCGTTTGATTCTTTGTTGTTGTGTATGTTACATTTTTTAAACAGTCATCACCTTTTTCCTCCATTTGCTTCATTAAATTATGAATCGTTTTGAACTCGTCGATTATAGCTACAGCTGTTACCGAACTAATACCGGGTATTTGACACAACATAATCTCGTCAATATTTTGCGGTGTTATATTTTCTTTCTTTACCTTCTTAATAACACTGACGTAATTTTCTACATCCACATCCACCTTTTCCACCTTTGAGAAAGGTGGAGCCAAATCTTGTACTTGTGAGAAAGGTGGAGCCAAATCTTGTACTTGTGGGAAAGGTGGAGCCAAATCTTGTACTTGTGGGAAAGGTGGAGCCAAATCTTGTACTTGTGGGAAAGGTGGAAAAGGTGGATGTGGAAAATGGGGTTTTCTATCTTCTAAATCTCCTCTTCTTACTTTATTTGCGCAATTACAAATAAATAGCGCGGTTTCTTCAATGTTCATTGTTCGCATTACTGAAAACCCCTTGTAGTAATTCAAAGAAAAAATGGCAGATAAAATTGTTAGCTTATCCGTCTTATCGGTAAATTTATTAATTTTATTAATATCGCCTTCTATTAAATACATTATGTTATGATTAGATAGTTCTAATCCATTTAAACGATATGACTGCTCTTCATAACGACCGTCCTTGATGCTTGCCCCTAAATCTCTGATTGTTTTTCTCTCTATAATAAGTTTTTCACATCCGTTGTTCTCTAAAATAACATCGCCTAGTGCAAGTGTTTCTACCACGAGTTCGATATCCTTATAAAGTGGTAACATTTTTAAAAAACTTTTCATTTGTTCTATAAGGTCGCGCTCGCGATTGTCGATCCTGATTTTCATTGTTATGTAAATAGTTTAATAAAGAAGTTATTAAATTATTTTTTGAACTAATATATAAAACTTGCAAGCAAACAAAAAAGCTGCTTAACCCATGTTTCCACCAATTGTAGCCCTGTATCCGTATTGTTGGGTTTGGATTGTGCGGCTAGGAATGCAAAGAGGAGGACGGCCGTTGACCCATTGTGTATTAACCGCACGGATAAGGTTTGGGTTGGACGACAAGAAGAAACCAACCCGACACGCTAATCCTGCCTTTTTATTTCCACCACATGTAGGTTGATTGATCATTGCAGTTGACTTGGCAATACGAGATCCGCTGTAATAAACCATGTTATACATATTCCTAATATTTTTTTTTATTCTAAATATTTAAATATTTAAATATAAAACCGCCGGCTGTTTTTTGTTTTTCTTTCAAAGCACTTTTAACAGAAGTCAAACATATTTGTAATTTGCTACTAGCTTCTTTAATGGAATTGAATTTTGCGATTTCATTCATTTCTAAATCATATTGAATAATTTTTCTCGTATATAATTTTATCAATCCAATTTTATGATTATGGATATTATTTTCAGCACAAGTTACCCATTCTAAATTACTCGCAGCATTATTTGTTTTACACCCATCGATATGATTTACAAAAGGTTTGTTTTCTAAATTAGCTATAAACGTTTGACAAACTAATCGATGTAGCAAATATTTGTGAATGTTAACTCTTACATTTATATAACCACTATGATGCGGTTTGTAATCTTTCATAACTATTCCTTTTTTATTTTTAAATCTTCCTAAATTAGAGACAAAATATCCATCCGTATTTTCATTTTCTATATGCACTTGTTTCCATATTTCATTTTCTAAAGTTTCGCATTCTTTGCAGACTTCCCATTTGAATCCAAACGAAGTTTCATAGATTCCACGGGAAGCAAAACTTATTCCTGTACGAATAGGTACAAATTTCTCTCCGTGTTTATTTTCAATAATCCATTGTGCTGCTTCATTGATTGAATTATATTTTTGTAATTTTTCCCCAGTTTTTACATCAATTCTCCAAACAGGCAAGTTTTGATTAGTGGTTTGTTTTACACCATTACTTCTGTGAATGCTATTTTCTAAATTAGTTACCCATTCTAAATTTTCTAATTTATTATTCAATCCATTCTTATCTTTGTGATTTACTTGTGATTTATTTTCTGTATTTTCTATAAATGCACTTGCAACCAATCTATGAATAAAGTGGGTTTTGGTTTTAGTTTTGGTTTTTAAATTTGATATACCAACAGAATTGTACCCACCTCTGTTGCATTGTTTTAATATTCTACCTGTATTTTTATTTCTTACGTTTCCAAATGAAGAAACTTCATAATTTTCATACCCCTTTATATTTACCCATACTTCGGTGTTTTCCATGTATAGTCAACCGGTTTTATTTTTAAGCTGTTTCCTTAATATTATTTAATAACAAGCTTAAACCCAACTGAACATACTAAATACAGGCGAAATGGCAGAACCGAAAAATATACTGCATGACGACGACGTCATCAAAACCGACGAAGGTCTTGTATTTAATCCATACAATCCATTGAATGTAGAGATTAAATTGTGCGACGTACAATCTATTCTTACTAAATATGGTGTACCCGGGATTGTGTACAATATGAATCTTTACAAACGCGCATTTGTGCATCGGTCTTACACGAAACGCCCCGCGTTTGAAAATCTGGCGCAAAATATTACAATTGTTCCAAAGCCCGACGATTGCTTGCCTCTTAGTACGAAATCAAATGAACGCCTTGAATTTTTAGGCGATGGTATTTTGGAACTTGTCACAAAATATTATTTGTATAGACGTTTTCCTAAAGAGAATGAAGGATTCATGACTGAAAAAAAGATTGCTATTGTTAAAAACGAAGCTATTGGCAAAATTGCGATGGAAATGCGGCTTAATAAATGGCTTATTTTATCAAAACACGCTGAAGAAAAAAAGATACGCACTAATTTGAAAAAATTAGGGTGCTTATTTGAGTCTTTTTTGGGCGCGCTATTTTTAGATTTTAATAAAATTAGCGTGAAAGACGAGGATGGTTGGTTTTCAAATGTATTTGTTACTGGTCCTGGCTTTCAAATGGCGCAAAAATTTGTCGAGAACATTTTTGAAAAACATATCGATTGGATTGCATTGATTCAGAATGATGATAATTATAAAAATATTCTTCAAGTCAAAATACAAAAGGAATTCAAGGTTACACCGCACTATTTGGAGATTGAACATGATGCGGAACTGGGTTACAAGATGGGCGTCTACTTGTGCTTAGGCCAACAAGTCCATAATTTAACGTGTAGCGAGGCTTTAACTTTAGGAAGAAATAATTTGAATACATTCAAAGACGTGCAGGATTACGTAGCACTGAATGGGAAAATATTTTTGTTTCTCGGGGAAGGCCAGCATAAAATCAAACGCAAAGCAGAACAAGAGGCGTGCTTCGAAGCTTTGAAACTAATTGAAAAATTATTATAAATATTTGCACTATTGCACAAAATGTGTAAACTTGTAAAAGTTTTATATATTTATTTTATATAAGTATCACGAATGAATCCTTTAGATAAATTGAAAGATAAATTAAAAGTAAAACCAACATTAGAAGAGCGCGAACCTGTAAGAGTTGTCTTGGGTGCTCCAAAACCCGAAGAATTGACTATTCGAAATGTTGCTATTCGCGAGGCTATTGATAAAGATTACCACCGAGATGCTTTAAAAGAAAGGTTGAAAATGAGTAAGCTTTCAAAAGTGGTCACCCGTGGACCTACAAGAGACATGGAAAAAGAATTCAAAGAAAAACCATCAAGTGCGCCGGTTTTTCCTTCAAAAACCAAAGCTAAAAAGATTCCTCAAAAACTTACATTATTGATTGAAGAGGAAGAAGATGATGCCGCGAAAGAAGGGGAACCAAAAGAAAAAGAGGAAATATCGTTAGCTTTAGTACCCAAAAAACGCGGTAGACGCACCGAAAAAGTGCAAAAGGGTGTTGCTGTTTTGGGTCCAGAAGAATATGTGCGAATTGGTGATGTACCCATTACTGATCGCATTCATCAAAAACAACCTAATGTTATTTACAAAGTTTCGAGTTATTACATGAATAATAGAGAGATATTTGTCAACTTTATCAATTCTTTATTTGAACCCTATAAGAGAGAACTTGAAAGTGACAGCGCGGATATTTCCTGCGACACTATTGGGCGAAGTTCGGAAACTTTTTCTCTCCTCACTCATCAAAAGATAGTTAGAGATTATATGAATTTATACACACCATACCGCGGGTTACTCTTATTTCATGGTCTTGGTAGTGGTAAAACAGCAAGTAGTATTGCAATCGCTGAGGGAATGAAGAGTAGAAAGAAAATTATTATTATGACACCTGCATCACTACGCCGTAACTATATGGAAGAATTAAAAAAAGCAGGTGATTTCATGTATAAGAAAAACCAATTTTGGACCTGGATACCAACCGATAGTGCGGACCCTCAAGTAATTGAAACATTATCCGCGGTTTTAAGTTTGCCAATGGAATACATTCGCAGGAAGCACGGTGCTTGGTTAATTAATATTAAACAACCACCAAATTATGCTACTCTCTCTAGTCAGGATAAGAAAAGCTTGGACGATCAACTCGACGAAATGATACAAACAAAATATACATTCATTAATTATAATGGATTGCGATCTAATAGGCTTAAAGAATTGACGCATGACTACGAAAGAAATTTGTTCGATGACACAGTTATTATCATTGATGAAGCTCACAACTTTATTAGTAGAATTGTCAACAAATTGGGCAAAGAAAAAGAGATCTCCGTCGACCAACGCGGGATCAAAGAACACCTTCCCAGAGCGCTAGCGCTTAAATTATATCATTATTTACAAGATGCCAAAAATGCGCGCATTGTTTTATTAACTGGTACCCCTATTATCAACTATCCAAATGAAATCGGGGTTTTGTTCAATATTTTGCGCGGCTACATCAAAACCTGGGAAATACAACTAGATGTGAAAACTAATAAAAAAATCACAACAGAATCTTTGCGCGAACTTCTTTTGAGAGAAAAAGTTCTTGATTACTTGGAGTATTCGCCAACAAGTCGAAAATTATACATAACGCGCAACCCACTTGGTTTCAAAAACAAAATCAAAGAAAGTTCCGGATACTTGGGCGTTACTAATGAAAAAAAGGATCCAAGTGGGTTAGGTTCATCTATGTTTGATTTAGACTTTGTTAGCGACGATGATTTTGAGAGAAAGTTGATTGGCTACTTGAAGAAAAATGACATTGAAGTAATACCAAACAGTTTAATAATTCATAATTACACTGCATTACCCGATAAATTGGAAACATTTGGTACAAGATTTATTGATCCTGTTACTAAAAATATTAAAAATGTTGAATCATTCAAGAGACGCATTATAGGGTTGACCTCGTATTTTAGAAGCGCGCAGGAAGATTTATTGCCCAGGTATGAAAAAACACCAGAATATTATCATATTGTGAAAATTCCCATGAGCGATTATCAATTCAAAGTATATGAGGCTGCTCGCAAAGAAGAAAGAAAAATAGAAAAAAGCTCCAAGGGTAAAAAAGGGTCTTTCGATAAGGATGGTATTTATAAGGACGCAACTTCTACATATCGCATCTTTTCGCGTTTGTTTTGCAATTTTGTTATGCCATCGCCACCTGGAAGGCCAATGCCTAGAGATGTGGCCGCGGTTCAAGACTTGGGGGAAATATTAAAAGATGTTGATAAAGAAGAAACCAAACAAGATTTGGATGCAGAAAATGAAGGCGAATTAGAAGGCGACATTGCATTGAATGCGATTGCGGATTCTACGTATCCAGAAAGAATTGAGAGTGCTATCAAATCCATTCGAGAAAATGCAAGTGTTTTCTTGAGCCCAGATAATCCAGAGGGGCTTCAAAAATACAGTCCCAAATTTTTGCACATTCTTGATAATATTAATGATCCTCAATACCCGGGTTTGCATTTGGTTTATAGCCAGTTTAGAACCCTAGAAGGCATTGGTCTTTTCACTATGGTTTTGGAAGCCAACGGATATGCACAGTTCAAAATTGTTAAGAGCCCCACGGGTATTTGGGAAATCAGAATGAGAGAAGAAGACCTCGGAAAACCAACTTTTGCCTTGTATACTGGAACCGAAAGTGCTGAAGAAAAGGAGATTATAAGAAATATATATAATGGTGACTGGGAGTCGCTACCAACTAATATAGCGAGTCAATTGAGAGAAATATCTCATAATAATAACACTGGGCAAATCATTAAAGTATTTATGATTACTTCGTCTGGCTCAGAGGGTATTAACTTGCGAAACACACGTTATGTTCACGTCATGGAGCCATATTGGCACCCGGTTCGCGTTGAACAAGTTATCGGACGCGCACGCCGTATTTGCAGTCACAAAGATTTGGATCCTACGCTACAATCTGTGGAAGTATTTATTTATTTGATGACCTTTACGCCTGAACAAATTAAAAGCGGCGATTCTATTGAATTGAAATTGAAAGATCTCAGTAAGAGAGAGCCTAAAGTACCACTTACGAGTGATGAAGCCCTTTATGAGATATCTTCGATTAAGGAAGAAGTTAATACGCAGCTAATTACTGCTGTGAAAGAGAGTGCTATTGATTGCGCAATCTATTCGCATAATTCGAAAGAAGGCTTGCATTGCTTGAACTTTGGCGAGCCAACGAACAGCAAATTTTCTTACAACCCAGCAATTTCTTCGGATCAAACGGATGTTGTTGCAACGCTAAATAAGAAAAAAATAGAATGGAGTGCGAAACCCGTTCGTATTTATGGGGTTGAATATGCCGCGCGTAAAATGAATGAAAAACTTTATAATATTTATGATTTGAACAGTTATAAGAGTGCCATAGAAACAGGCGATAATCCGATTCTGGTTGGTACTTTGGAAATTAATGCGAAAGGAGAGAAAGTATTCAAAACACTTGTTTCGTAATGATGACAAATAATATCAAATAATATCAAATAATATCAAATAATATCAAATAGCATTCTTCACACTTTTGCAAAATATAATAATTGTGATCAGTGCAAATTTTGTTGTCCATTTTCTAACTTTGCTGTACTCTTCTATATACATGTTTGTTTGCCCTGTGTTTCTCCAATACTCAATTACTTTGGGAATGCGATCAGATTTGTATGATTTGTAAAGAATAAGTGTGCTTAAACTCAAGAGTACATCCAGTTCGCTTGAGAAATTTGTAATAATTATATTTTTTAAATTCATATTTGGTTTAATTTCAAAATTTTGTATATCATTGAAGAAACTATCGCCTAGTGCTGTGTTGTAATAAGCTACACTTAAGACACCAGAAATAATGCCTTGAATTCTTAGCTCCTCAACAAGTCCCCATATTTTTTCGCGATTTGTATGTTCGCGCGGTGTGGGTGGTTCATTTACAAATTCATAAATATTGGCGCTGTTAATGTCCCATGAAACTTCGCCGGCATCCCACGTTTCTTCGTAGACAAAAGGTTTTTCTAAAGTGTTCGATAATTTGATATTCGTGTTTGTTTTTGTATTGGGTATTTGTTTTACGTTAGTATTTATCTTTATGTTAGTATTTGTTTTTATGTTAGTATGTGTTTTTTGTTTCATATTTTTGCAGGGTATCAGACCAAATACTGAAACAGGAAATGAAACAAAAGACAGAGCAATAATCAATGTTTGAATAATAGTTTTCATCGTGATCGCCATTCTTTGACTAGTGTTCTAGTGTATCTCCATATTTAAAGATATTTCTCTCAATCAATTTTCTTTTTATCATTAAATAATGCAATCAAGCTTTAGCAATGGATAATAATTTTTCAATCATTGTATACATGACATCTACCTTTTTTTCTAGATTATCTATCTTGGCTTCTAGAGAGAAATTGTGTGTGTCATTATTGGTTTCCGTAATTTTGAATTTTAAACCTGGTATGGGTTTTATTTCTTCCACGTTTTCCGACCAACTTATATGTTTTGTCTTAGTTTCCAATTCTGGTTCTGGTTCTAGTTCTAGGTTTAGATCCAACACGGATTGCTTCACGGATTGCTTCATGGATTGCGGCATATCAAAATTTTGTATTTTTATAGTTTTCATTGCCAACTCTTTTTCTCTCGTTTTCTCAACACGCAAAGATGTTTCCGTGCTCTGTATCCAACCATTTACATCTTCTTTTTTATAATTATTCGTAATTTTTTGCATTTCCAAGTTTCTTTCAGCTATTGTTTTTTTTATAATAGCATCCAGTTCTGTTATTGGTTCATCTTTCATATCATCAGAAAAATTAGGTGTTTCGGGTAGTGGAAGCTCCATAGATTTCGCAAAATCATTTTGTCTTTCTGATAAATTTCTCTCAAATTCATTCACTCGACTTGCTTGAATTTCTTCCGCGGTAATTAAAACAGGACTAATGTTTTCGTGTATTGCTATTTGTTTAGGTTTCGGAAAATTTTGATTTAAAATAGTGATGATGATAGAAATGAATTTTTTATTCATACTTATCAAATCTGTGTGGATTGTTTTTTCTTTATCATAAAATTGCTGTGCTACTTTTAGAAAAATTTCATTTATTAGTGTAATTTCTTCTCTATTTTTATTTATGACTACATCTTCGTCAAGTATTACTTCCCAAAGCATTCTAATGTTTTTGTCACTTAAAAAAACTCGCGAACCTTCTTGTGACATTTTAATTTTAAGTATATAAATAAGGTATTAGTATTTATATACTTTTTTCCACTTTTAGTTCAACCTTTGGGAAAGTTTAAGCCAAATTATCCACAACCATTTTTGAGAAAAGTGGATGCGGTTGTAGTGCAAACTTTTATTTCAAAGATCTTCATTGAAATATACCTTCCTGAATTTTTCCATATATTCATCCTTTAAAACATGCGTTTTCAAATAGTGCGCGTTTATTTTGTCTTCCAACATATGCGCAATAAAATACAACCCATATATACCGCATTCTGTATTACCATATTGATGCTCCACGGGATGATTTTGATCAAATTCGAAATCTATCCTCGGTTTCAAGGTTTTTCCCTGTTCAGTAACCTTATCAACAAATGTTTTAATTCTTTTGGGTATTTCATCCCCAGCGCTATCAAAATAAAAAATCTTTTTGCGCTTTATGTTTATAAATAAACTCACCCAATGGCTTCCACCTAAATAATGTGGATCAGTGTTAAATATTACACCTATTTTGGTTTTTCCATTTTTTATTTGATTTTTTAAACTGAAATTGCATAGCTCATTCCAAACGCATTCGCCATACATTTTTTTGGCATCATAATCAATTGGTGATGGGCCAATGAAATCAAAACATTTGTATGCTTTCTCATATTGCTTCATTACATCCAAAATATCCACACTAGATAACCATTCATTAGGATTCTTCTTCCATTCGCTAGGCGATTTGGGGGCAAAAGCTTCTTCTAATTCTTTTTTTACTTTGGAATTTCCAACAAAATTCTGTTTCAACCAGCAAGATTCTCTATTGCAAATGCTAGCCATGTTTTTTTTCAAGATTTGCCAAATCTCTTTGGTATCATTCGTTTTTATTTGCGAATCTGGGTGCCTTGCATTCCACATGTCTCTCAATTTATATAAATCTTCGCTAGAAAAGCATGTAAAATTATTCAAACTTTGATTATTTTTGTTAGAAGGGCTGCATTGCAATTTCTTCATTTCTTTTACTTTACTCTTGTCTTTGTCTTTGTCTTTGTCTTTGCCTTTATAAGTAACTCGTTGTCCTTGTCCTCCTCCTCTATGCTTTCTTGTTATTGAAGAACTGTTTGTTATTTTGTCTATTTTTATTTTTCTTGTTGCCTTCGTTGTTGTTTTCATTTTTGTTGTTGTTTTCGTTTTTGTTTTCGTTTTTGTTTTTGTTTTCATATTCGCCTTTATCCTAATATTAAACAATATTTTCTTTTTTCTCATTAGTGGCTTTTTTCTCTTTTTTTTGAATACCTTTTTTTTTCAAGGTTGGGTTTGTTAAATCAATATCCTTTTGTTTTGGAATTATTGGTTCTTCTGGTTTTTTTATAAACGTTTTTTTAACAAATTTATCCAATGGATTTTCAATCTTTATATTACGCATTAACAGTTTATCTAATTTATCAAGCTCTTCTTGGGTTTGGTGAGAGGTTTGCGATGTGTTAGTATTTGGATTGGTTAACGAGATATTGTCGTATTCTTCTTGAAGAATATCATTATTATCTAAAGATTTGAAATAATGAACACATGTTTTAATATAATTATCAAATGCATATTTTACATCAGTGAGTATTTTTTCTTCGTGAAAACTCGGTTTTGACAACAAATCTTTGGTTAAATCAACAATACGTTTTTTGTAAAATCTTTTTTCTTGGCGCCCAACACTTCTAGATATTTTGTTTTGCATAGCTTTATTGTAGTGTTCTTTATTCATTAAGCAATCTAATGTTATTTGGTTTATAAGACTATCAGACATTTGGTCTATATTTATAGAGAGAGATGTAAATATTTTATTTTTTTCTTATGCAAAAAATAAAAAAATAACAAAATAAAAAATAAAAAAACCAAAATAGTTTTCAATATCTACGATACTGCGCACGGAGAGGGACTAATATTTGGTTTATCTCATAACCAGCATTGCTTCTTAAATCTTCGCTAATTGAAGGAAATAATGTATCAATAAGTTCTCTGGAAGTAATTGTATATTGGTCTCTTCCATTTTCGAATTCAATTTTAAAATATTTTTTAATTTCTTCCTTGTCATTTTCAGAAAATTGAATAGTTCTATAGCTACCTCTATCTACTATTTCAAAACCGCCTCTTATTTTTTTATTTTTCCGGTAAATCTTTCTCTTATATGTTTTTTTCTTATAGGTTTTTCCCCTTGTAGTTTTTTTCTTATATGTTTTTATCATATTATAAATTATAATTATAAAAAAATTATAATAAGAAAAAGTTGAATCTTCAAAAGAGAAAACATTATTGAAGACACTTAATTGCAGCCATCGTTTTTGATATCTTTGACAGAGGTTCGCGTAGAATTCAAAAAGATACCAGGTGCTAAATTATTAGGATTCGGATTGAATGCATTGAAATTCTCTTGGTTGAATAATCCGGAAAATGGTTGATGCACAGATTGGCGCGGTTCAAAATCATATTGATACAAATCACTTGTGCTATTTGGTACATAAACGGATTGACTGCATTTTTGCAGGGCAAAAATTTGATTTCTTAGTTCAGATTCTGTGTTTATATTCGATGAGAAGCCAGACCATGGCGATTCTGTGTTTCCGGGATTGAATATTGTATGCGGGTTATAAACCGGGTATTGTACTGCGCTAACAGAATTTTGCTTTCTGGGATCGACGATAGGCATTATAGAATATTTTGTTGATACGCTGCGAGGGCTATAATAAGGCTGCAAAGCTTGTGATGGTATATTTCTATCATAAATTCTAGAGTTAGTTTCATCGTGAATTTTCGCTACAAGATTATTATTGCAATTTTGATTTTGATTATTCATTACTATACAATAATATAATAATATAACAAAATAACAAAATAACAAAATAACAAAATAACAAAATAACAAAAATACAAAATAGAAAATAGAAAATACAAAATACAAAATACTACAATACAACATACATTTTTTATTTCATAGCTATGAGTTTTATTTATGAAAGCTATATAAAGAAACAGAACAATATTACATAAGTAAATGTGTGGGATTTTTTCCATTTTAAACAATGATGGTCATTTTGCGAATAATTTTATTATGGATCAATTTGAGAAAGGCAAACGGCGAGGGCCAGAATTTTCTAAATTAATCGACGGAGGAATAAAATTAAAATTAGGTTTTCATCGTCTTGCAATCAATGGCCTTAATGATGAATCTAATCAACCTATTACAATTGATAATGTTACTCTTATATGCAACGGCGAAATTTATAATTATAAAGAATTATATGCTTTAATGAATGTAAAACCCAGGTCTGGTTCCGATTGCGAGGTCATTATTCATTTATACAAAAGATACGGTATGGAGCATACATTGCAAATGTTAGATGGCGTTTTTGCGTTTGTTCTTTGCGATAATTCATTTACACAACCAAGTAAATTATACATTGCTAGAGATCCTTATGGGGTTAGACCTTTGTATGTACTAAAAAGTACGAATATTGATAACAGAATTTATGCATTTGCATCTGAATTGAAATGTTTGAGTAAATTTCAAACGCTTGATAATAATTATTTTATAGAACATTTTCATCCAGGAACGTATTCGTACTACGAATTGCCATTTTCGGCATTAGCATATTGGAACATCATACAAGAGTATCAATCTTTTCACTCCACCGGATTTGATAGTATTACTATTTATAAAAACATTGGAAACAATGCCAGAACAACAATGCTATACGATATTTTGCAAGAAATACAAAAATATTTCATGAAAGCTATTGAAAAACGTTGTTTGACAACTGAAAGACCAATTGCGTGCCTTTTGTCAGGAGGATTAGACAGCAGTCTTGTTACCGCACTTGTAAATGATTTTCGAAAGAGAAATTATCCGGATTTGGCACCGCTTGAAACATACAGTATTGGGTTAGCCGGCTCAGAAGACCTGAAATATGCGAAGATTGTAGCGGAGTATTTGGGTACAAAGCATACAGAAATCATTTTGACTGAACAAGAATTTGTTGATGCCATACCCGATGTTATTTATGCTATTGAGAGTTATGATACAACGACTGTCCGTGCAAGTATAGGCAATTATTTATTGGGTAAATACATTTCGAAAAATAGTCAAGCAAAAGTTATTTTTAATGGAGACGGATCCGATGAATTATGCGGGGGATATTTGTATATGCACAAGTGCCCGGATGCTGTGGAATTTGATCGCGAAACCCGCCGGCTTTTAAAAGATATACATAAATTCGATGTTCTACGTTCTGACAAATGCATCGCGTCTCACGGTCTTGAACCGCGCACGCCATTTTTAGACAGATCCTGGGTACAATATTATCTATCTATTGATCCCAGAATTAGATCACACACCGAGTGTGGTCAAACTGAAAAATATTTGCTGCGTTATGCATTCGCATATCCAAATTATTCGAATTTTGATGGGAGATCGATTTTACCGGATTCTATTTTGTGGCGAAGAAAAGAGGCATTTAGTGATGGGGTAAGTAATACAAGTAGATCACTTTATCAAATCATTAAAGAATATGTCGATGAGATTCCTGATAAACATTTGTTGAAAAATAAAGAGGGATTAACGAAGGAGCAATTCTATTACAGGTGTATTTTTCAAAAACATTATCCATTTGCGCAAAATGTAGTTCCATATTATTGGATGCCAAAATATGTGAATGCAAAGGATGCTAGTGCTAGAACATTGGAATTGTACAATGAATTACAAAAGACTGAAAAAACCGAAAAAACTGAAAAAACCGAAAAGACTGAAAACAATGAAAAAAATTTATAAAAATATATTATAAGATGGATAAAAAAAAGATATTGTATGATTTTCAAAATAATGGGTTTCAATTATTCATTTTCATTAGTTATTTATTGTATGGATTATCAATAATAGGTCTTTGGCGCAATGCACCAAAATATATTCAAACATTAGACAGCTATGTTAAAATATACATTTGTTTATTTTTGATTTATAGATTTAATCCTTTAAGAACAAATATCAAATTTACCGAATTAGATAGAAAAATAGTATTTAGCGCCGGATTATTTATACTTGCTACAACAGCCATAAATAGTATAGCATTGAATTATTTGTCTAGTATAAAGTCGAAAATCACAATAATGAAAGGTTCTTGGTTGCCTTCAGAAACGGATCAAAAGTAGAATCGCTTGAATGTTTTATTTTTTCCGGCACTCCTTTTTTTACTGGTTCGAGATTTTTCTGATTGTGGTTGTGATTTGAATTGGGATTGGGATTGGGATTGGGATTGGGATTGGGATTTTTTCCAATCTTTATTGAAAAAGGTTTGCAAGTGCACCATTGTTTTTTTCGTTATTATTTTATCTATTTCGTATTCCCCATCTATTTTTTCAGTATAATTGTAAGCATATTGTTTCATATATTTCATCATGTATTCTTTAAAATGATTTGGATGTGTTATTATCTTTTTTGCTAATTCACATGTTAAAAAGCGTTCAATCATTTCTTCAAAAGGTAAATTGTAGATATAAGGGTTCACTTTTATGTAATAAATATTTTTGCCGCTCATTTCTGGGTACAGAGTATCATCCAAAAAACAGATTTCAGTATTAGGCGGTAATTTTGAACATTTCAATAAATCATGGATTGTTTTTTCATGACTTGTTCTGCACAGTTCATATCTTTTACCATTTATTTTGAAAGCACCAATTATTTGATCGAACAACTTATAGCCAATTTTAGATTCAAAAAATTTTTGAATCAGAGTTGCCCATTCTTTTGCCCCTTGGTTGTTTGTATAAATCAAAACAGAATGGCAAACACGCGTTTGTTTTTTTTGTTTGAGATAATTTAATACAGATATTATGTTTGGTCGTATAAATTCGTGGAATAAATCAAGAGTTTCATTGAAATCCGTTTGATTCAGATGATAATTTGTATTTTCTGTATTTTCTGCATTTTCGCTATTAATAAATGCTACCAAAGACTCCCAGAAAATATTCAATTCTACAAAATATCCCAATGTTTCATCTAAATCAAAAACTACTATTTTTATTGGTTTCATCTGATATATGTCTTTATATTATATTATAATCCTATAAAAAGTACTACAAAAATTTTTATCCGTATTTAAGGAAAACTCTGATATTCGCCTTTTTATTTTTGTGAATTTTTGTAGGTTTTTATTTTTGCATTTTTATTTATTTTATTTGTATATTGTAATACTTATTCATGAGTTATAAAATAACAGATACAGATTACAAAAATATATTGAAATTTTACGATCAGAACATTCCTATTAGTAAAAGACAATTAAAGCAAAAAGCTGAAGATATTTTGGCTTTAAAACTTTGTAGTTGTATAAAAAAAGTCAATCCTTCATTAACTAAAAAAAATGAACCTAAAGCTATTGGAATATGCACTAGAAGTGTCTTCAATGACAAGGGTCTTACGCGCGGGAAATTCAAGTGTTTGAAGAAACGCTCTTTAACTTTTAAAAAAGTGAAGAAACAAATAACATTTGGTAAAAGTAAAACCAGGAAGCATAAATAAAATATTATTAATATAATAATAATATACTAATAATATAATACTACAATTATTACCATGCCAAATTATCCCTATTATGATGTTATTATTATTGGTGCCGGTATTTCTGGTTTATACAGCGCATACAAAATAAAACAAATGTCACCCAAAACATCAATCTTGATTTTAGAGAGAGATAAAAAATCGTGGTTGGGTGGGCGCGCAAATAATTATAATTTTCAAGGTGTTTCTGTAGTCACCGGTGCCGGCGTCGGGAGAAAGGAAAAAGATCATCTTTTAACCCAACTTTGCGATAAATTAAAAGTCAACTATAAAGAGTTTCCTGTTAAAAAACAATATGCAAAAACAGTGAAACCGCTTGATCTCGAAAAAACGTTTATACAACTTAAAAAAGCTTTTGAAAAAGAGAAAGACGGAAATATGAACAAAACTTTCAAGCAATTTGCTTTACCTATTTTAGGCGATGAAGTTTACAGAAATTTTTTGATACATTCTGGTTACACAGATTATGAAAATGCGGATGCATATGAAACTCTTTACTGTTATGGTTTTGACGATAATTACAAGTCATGGGTTGCTTTAAGCATTTCATGGCACAACTTAATACAACATTTAGCGCACAAAGTAGGAATGGAAAATATTAAAACCAGTGCGAATGTCGTTTCCATTCATAAAATGGATGAATGCAAATGCGGATTTTTGGTTGAACTTGAGAATGGGAAAAAATTTACATGTTTAAAAACCATAATTGCTACTACAATAAGCAGCGTTAAAAAACTTGTACCTAATGCGGGTGCACCAAACAGTATTTATCAACAAGTTCATGGGCAGGTTTTTTTGCGCGTTTATGGGAAATTTGCAAAAAACAGCGTCGCTTCTATGAAAGAGGCAGTGCCGTGTCAAACAATTGTGCCCGGTGTTTTACACCGCATTATACCAATGGATTCCGATAAAGGTGTCTATATGATTGCGTATACGGATAACGATGGGGCAAAAAAATTGAGAGACCATCTTGATAACAATGAAAAAAATCGCGACTTTTTTTGTCATTTGCTCGAAACATCTTTGGGATTACCAAACCATTCCTTGTTTCTAACAAGTATAAAAGATTTTTATTGGCCTATAGGAACACATTATTACGAACCACTCAAGGGTCCTTACAAAAATAGAAAAGAATTTATAAAAACAGCGCAATATCCTTTACCAGGTATGCTCGTCGTTGGTGAAATGATTAGTCGGAACCAAGGATGGGTTGAGGGCGCTTTAGAAAGTGTTGAAGCAGTGGTAACAAAACAATGGATAGATTGGAAATGTTAGGCAGTTTAGGGAGGCAGGATGAGAGTGGGGTCGGGTTTGAGAACGGATTAGGGTACTCTTCAAAATGAATTTTCCAATAGATGCGCATAGTGTGATATTTGACCCATGCTGTATGTAACAAAGTATTTTTCACCACGCTTACACTTATAAAGAGCATAAGAGGTGTAGCTAGACATGCCAACAGGAATGAATTTTTGAGGTGCGCTCTCATCAAGCTCTTCCATTTTTCTGCGCGCATATAATTGGTTTGGCGGCGACATCGGCTCAACCTGTTCAACCGGTTCGTTTTCCTTTATGAATTTTTCGATAGCATCAACCTTTCCGTATGTAACGTCCAAGTACTTTTCTAGCATAGGGGAAAACTTGGGTTTTGTGAGTGGGGTTGTCATTTTCAGTTTGCTGGGGTTGTTGGTTGTGTGTCTTTAATTAGTTATCAATTAACCATTTCAATTTTAATTTCAAATACAACAAAATACAACAAAATACAACAAAATACAACAAAATAAAATATCTGCATAATATAATAATACTACTATATTATGCACCACTACCAGAATCACGAAACCAAGACATTCAAAAATGGAATGCGCGTTGTAAGAAAAGTTCATTTCAAAGGAGGGCGCGGGTATAAAAGTGTTTCTCATTACAAGAAAGGAAAACATGTGTCCACTGCAAAAAAACCACTAAAAAGTAGTGAAATTACGTTGATTAGAATTGGCAAATTCATTCCCGGATTATTTAAGGATTGTGGTTGCAGTAAGAAAAGGACGCAAAAGCACAGGCAGGTCTCTATTTAGACAAATGATCTAGTGCACTCAGTAAAACCAATTCTTGGTCGCTTAATTTTTGAAAGATTAAACATTCATCCATTTTAAATTGAAAATGATTGTTCATGAACCCTTTGCACACAATATAAACACCATTATCTGTTACTTTTATATCACATAGCACACCTCCTTTTTTTAATGGTAGATCTTTAGGGTTTGTAATTGGTATCCATCTCAAGAACCGCCCATATTTCAATTCATTCATTTCATCAATATACTTGTATGTTTTTAGCTTGTCCATATAATCCAGGAAAATAGTTTTTGACAAATGCAGCTCTTGCAATACATTAAAATTCATTTCCCTCAATTTTTCTGTTGTAAAATTGAACAATTCTTCATTATCTTCGTTGTCTAGTGCTTTCAATAATTTTTCTACGTTCATAAATAATATGTATACTTATTTGTGTATATATTATTTTTGCATATTATTTCATTTTTGTATATTGTGTCATTTTTTTGTATATTATATATCTTCGTAGTATTCAGGTAAGCCGCCTCTTTGTGTTTTATTAATTTTAAAAGTTTTACAAAGTAACACTTTTTTATATTTTAAAGTTCTATACTGATAAACTGCTTCTACTACTTCTTTAAAGTTTATATTATCGTCATAAACATTTGTATTAAATATATGATTCAAATTTTTGACGTGACTTCCTACCATTTCAGATCTAAAATTATTTGATTGTGTTAAACAATCAAATTCATTCAAGTCAAATTGTGACAAATAATTTTCTAATTCTTCAATGAAAAACCTTCCAGTGACTTTAATTATGAAATTGGATTTTTTTATAATACTTGAATTTTTTATAGCATAATCGATTGCAAAAATCTCATTTACACCTTTCGAGAAAACATACTCCAAATTTTTAAGTTCTTCAATATTTTTGTAATCAAATGTTATAACTTCAAATCTATCTTTGTATATTTCTTTTTCATCATTTAACTCGCAAAAGTTATAGCCACTATTTTCAACTACAACAATATTAAAGTTTGTTTTTCTCAACCATTGTAAAATACTTCGTAAATATGTTTGAAGTCTTTCATATGCATCTTTTTGATAAACACAATCGATATAATCTTTCACATGTATAGTAGAAGTCAAAATTATTGTTGTCATATTTTTATAATTTATACACATAAATTTATTTATATTTTATTTTATTTATATTTTATTTTATTTATATTGTAATACGTTTACCAAGAAGACCCGCCAAATGAACCGCAAAGAGCTTCATTCGCCGCCATTGGTCCACTCGCCATCTGCGAATATTGTTCTACACCGGGTGTAGCTGCATTTACTAAAGGCACCTGAGGGCCTTTGTACATGTTATTATAATCTGGTGATTGTTGCTCCGGATTTCCTTCCGGTAAACTGCTTATTGCCGTTCCGTCCGTATACATATTTCTCAATATCATTTGTCCTTCGGCTTGCGTTTGATTCTGCGAAATTGGTTGCGAAACTTTTATGTTTCCTGCCCCAACTTTACCCTTTTTCTTCTTCTTATCCTCTGCGCTCTTGCCTTCCCACAAATCACTGATTCTTTCAACCAAGATTGTTACCTTGTCGCCTAATTTGGTTTGCAAACTCAAAATTATCATTAATGTTGCGCTAATAATAAAAATCACGCTATTTTCAGGGTATTTTATTCCACTGTATGTAGGTACGAAAGTTATAATCCTATTAACAAAAACTAAACCTATAAATAAAATTATTATTTGGGCTAAAACTTCCACTACGATTTCTAAACTGCTTTTTTGGTCGTCGGCCTCGGGGACATATTTTTGCATTGTTTTGTTCAAAATTACAATTGGAATAATTGCTAGAAGTGAATATTGAATGACATTTAAAAACTCTGCTTTTCCATCTTCTTCAAAATTAAAAACATGTTTGATAAATGTATTATTTGTTTTTGAATCACCGCCTTCCATATCCATATGATTTATAAAAAGAAATTAATATTATAAAAAAGAGAGATAAAGCTAAACTTGAATATTCTTTTATAAATAAAATTATATGGAAGAGAATAAAATGGAAGAGAATAAAATGGAAGAGAATAAGGAAGAATACCAATATTTAGATTTGATTCGAGAAATTCTTCATAGTGGATTCAAAGAAGAGGGACGTAATGGTAATACCCTAAGTATTTTTGGGCGATCTATGCGTTTCTCTCTAAAGGATGGCCAAATACCTATTTTAACAACGAAAAAAGTTGCATGGAAAACTTGCCTAAAGGAATTGTTATGGTTTATTCGCGGGGAAACTGATAACAAGATATTGCAGCAGCAAGGTGTTCATATTTGGGATGGTAATACATCACGCGAATTTTTGGATTCTAGGGGTCTTAAACTTTACCCGGAGGGAATGGCTGGGCCAATTTATGGCTATCAATGGAGGAATTACGACGCTAGTTACAATTGTTTTAGTGGTAAACCTTTGACAGATGATTACCCATTTGATGGTATTGATCAGTTACAAGGAATTATTGATCAATTGAAAAATCCTGAAACTAGGAATAGCAGGCGCCTTATAATGACTGCGTGGAATCCGAAACAGCTTGATCAAATGGCTCTACCACCTTGTCACGTAATGTGCCAATTTAACGTCCATGGTGGTAATAAATTATCGTGCGCTCTTTATCAAAGATCATGTGATAACATATTAGGAATTCCATTTAATATCGCGTCATATTCAATGTTAACTCATTTGATAGCAAGACATTGCGGTTTAGAAGCATACGAATTTATACATTTTATGGGAAATTGTCATATTTATGAAGAACACATTGAAGGAGCAAGGCTACAGCTTACTAGAAAACCTTATGGATTCCCCACGCTTTCAATTAAACAAGTGAGAGAGAATATTTATGATTATCAGGTCGAAGATTTTGAACTGCATGAATATGAACATCATCCACAAATAAAATTTCAGATGATTGCCTAAAATTTTTTATTTTTTGATAAGATTCGGATTTTTTATTTAGAAAAACAATTGTGCGTCAATAACTTAAAAACAATATGTATATCCATTCTATTATGAGTAGTTCAAGATCTATCGCTGCTGCTAGACAAAGGCGCGCTGGTGAAGCTCCTCCTATTGGTCAACAAAGAGGCCCGGGTACATCTATCAATTCTCAACAAGCGTTTGCTCAACAACAACAACAACAACAACAACAACTATCAAGTGCAAATCAGTTGCCTGCGAAAGCACCTGTCGTTCCTGTTGGGAAATTAGCAATTGGCGATGCTTTCGCCTTGGTGACTATTCGTTTAGGTCGCATTGAAAGTATTATTCAGAAACTAGAATATGAGGGCGTAATAGGTGCTAATGCAGCAAATAGTTCAGGAGAAATGGAACATGACGAAAATATGCGTTTGGTTGATGATACTGTTATTAGAAATATTATCGCACGTTTAGGAGATTTAGAAAAGGGGCAATCCAAACTTGGCAAAGTCGATTCCACCAACAATATCAATGTAAACGAAGTTAACAGCATTGTTGAACAAAAAACAGCTACGTTGCAAGAGCAAATCGTGAAATTGAAGGATGAATTGAGAGAAACCAAAGAGCTCTTGATGAAATTGCAATCATTTTCCATGGACACAAATCAAAAAATTATTTCTCTCGTTTTGACTCAAGAGAAGCAGGAAAATATGCTCAAAAATGTTAGTGTTGCTCCCGAAAACAAGAGTGAGAGTGAGAGTAAGAACACTTGCGAAACAGAAATTCAAATTGTTGAAGAAGATGCTGTTCAAGAAACAAGTATTGTTGATTTGAAACAAGCTATTGAAAATGAATTAGCAAATGTGAATTTTGACGAAAACCAAAGTGCTTCAGATGAACAATAATTTTTCAATTCATTAGTTATATAATAATATAATTTGTCTATAAATATATTATTATTTATACGATGACATCATTTTTAACAAAATTTTGCAACATTAAAGAAAATTATGTTTACATTGATTATACATTTTTTAAATACTTTGCAAATGAAAATAATTACAACGATATTACTGCTCATGTTCTTGCTTCTTTGCACGAAGTATTGAAAACCTACGAGAAGTTTACCATTCATCTTTCTCTCAAACATTTAACAGTGAAAGAGATAGACCTTCATTATAATTACATAGCCCAAGTTTGCACTATATTTAAGACGACATTTCCCGAGAAATTAGATATTTGTTTTGTTCATAATGCGCCGTTCGTTTTCTCACAACTTTTTTCTATTATTTCCGTTTTTTTAGATAAAATTACACAAAAAAAGATTCAATTAGTTAAGCAAGACAAATTGCTTTCCGGTTCTAAATCTTTTGAAACTTTGTAATAGTAAACTCTGGATGTGTCATCACAACTTCTGAACTATATTCATTTTCTCTCAAATTCAAATTTGAATTCAAATTCATTGTAAAAAATAAATCACAATGATAATTTTTATTTATTTTTGTTATCCAAAGAATATCGCAAAGAGGTAAATACTTTTGATAGACCATACTGCCACCAATTAAAAAAATGGAAAAATCTGGGTTTATACTGTATTTTTTAGAAAAATGTGCCTTCTCTCTTTGTAATTTTGCGGGAATATCCTCATCTGATGTGAAAATAATATTTGGATATAAATCTTCCAAAGGTTTGTATTTTTCTGGCGTGCTTGTTATTACAATGTTCAACCTTTTGCTTAAGGGGCGTGCATTTGGTAGAGAGAAAAAAGTATTTTTACCCATGATAACAACATTGTTGATAGTTTTTTCTTTGAAAAAAAACATATCTTCTTTTATGTTCCATGGTAGTCTATTGTTCTTTGCTATACCATATTCGCTATCGTGTGCAACTATCAATTCGAGCATTTCGGATTGTGTGTTATTTATATGTTATAACATGTAAATAACTATTTATGTCTATTTTTTTTATTTTTGAATTATTTTCAAATTTTTATTGTTAAAAGAAAACAATATTAAATCAAGACTATAAATATTGTATAAATAGAAAATATGAAAATCGTAATTTCAGAAAAATCAAGAAAAGAAACATTCCATGCATTGTTTCAAACCTTGAAAGCTTGTACCAGTATTATTTCTATCATTTTCAATTCTGATCATATTTACATGCAAGGA